TCCAACAGCTGTATTTTTAACTGCATTGCTTAGTGTGCCTGTAGTATTATGCCCAATAATTAATGACCCTGTAAAATTACTACCTTCTACTTTATAACTTAAAGCTGTAGAGTCGCCTGCATATAATTCTGTAAAATTATCATTAACAATATCAAAAGAATCTCTTAATGTAGTTCCTGTACCGTCATTAGCCGCTCCACCTATATTTATAGTTTGTTTAGCCATTTATTTGTTTTTTTAATTTTTTTATTTCTGTACTTAATTCTTGTATTGCTTTTGCCATTATAGGTATTAAATTACCATATTTTGCTTCTAGCTTGTTTTTACTTACTTCATAAACTAAATCAAGTATTTCATTTTCTTTATTAGGCATAGCTTCTTGTAAGTCTTGCGCAATAAAACCTATGCTTTGTTTGCCTTGTTTTGCACCCATGTTTTCTGGTCTATAATCCCAGGTAAACTGTACTGGCTTTAATTTATTTATAAATTCTAATCCATATTTACTTTCTTTTACATTAGATTTATCTCTACCGTCTGATAAAGAAGCTATAGATTGATCGTTGCATCGAAAAGCAGTTATATTAGAATCACCAAGTGTTATTTCATTTGATACATCAACTGCAGAAGCAGCAGCATTGTAGCCTATCACAATGTTATTACTACCAGTTGTTAAAGCGTCTGCAGCTAAACCCCCCATGATAGTATTTTGTACACCTGTTGTTATACTTAAACCTGAATTATGGCCAACTGCTGTATTATAATTAGTATCATCATTGTTTTGAGTAAATAATGAACCATTACCAATAGCAACGCTTCTGCTACCTGTGTCTTCGGTACTTAATGCTGAATAGCCAACAGCTACGTTTTTTTCACCAGTTGTTAAAGCATCGCCCGCTAAACCTCCAATAATTGTACTTTCTACACCTGTAGTTATATTTGTTCCAGCAACATATCCTATAGCAACATTACGAGCATCTGTTCCTGCATTTTGGTTTAATAAAGCATTAGTACCAATAGCTATATTATGACCATGTTCATCTTCAGCGTTTAAAGCATTTATACCAATAGCAACATTGTTATGACCAGTTGTTAAACTGTCTCCAGCTGCTAAACCTATTAATACATTATATTGACCTGTTGTGATTAATTTACCAGCTTCAAAACCAACAGCTACATTTCCACCAGCACCATCTACATTAAGATTAAACAATGCACCTTTACCAATAGCTATATTTCTGCCATTATTAGTACCGCTGAACAAAGCTTGATGACCTATAGCCACATTATAAGAACCTGTAGTATTTGTATCTAAAGCATATCCACCTAAAACTGCATTACCAACACCAGTTGTAGTATTTCTAGCAGCAACATAACCTACGGCTGTATTAGATGCGTCGGCTCCCGCATTTAAATCTTGTAAAGCTTGATAACCTACAGCTACATTTGTGCCATTTCCATCTTCACTACTTAAAGCATAAGCGCCTATTGCAACATTATGTGAGCCTGTTGTTAAAGCATCTCCTGCAAAACCACCTAAAATACTGTTAAAGGTTCCTGTTGTCATTTCTTTACCGGCTTCATAACCGACAGCTACGTTGTAAGCATTTTGATTTGCATTTAAATCTTCTAAAGCATATGCGCCTATAGCTGTATTAGTTCCATACGAATCTTCAGTACTTAACGCTTTAAATCCTATAGCTGTGTTGTTACTGCCTACTGTTAAAGCGTCACCCGCTAAACCTCCAACTATTGTATTATAAACACCTGTTGTAACTTCTTCACCTGCTGAATCACCAACAGCTGTATTATAAGCTTGATATTGGTTATTTAAACTTTTTAAAGCTGCATAACCTACAGCAACATTATTAGAACCTGTAGTTTCAGCGCTTAAAGCTAAATAACCTAATACGGCATTATTGTTACCTGTTGTTAAAGCATCGCCCGCTAAACCTCCTACAATAGTATTTTGTACACCTGTTGAAATAAATTTACTAGTATTATAACCTACAGCAACATTATAAGTACTAACTGTACTACTTTGTTGTTGACTTAATAAAGCAGAATAACCAATAGCTACAGCACGATCTCCCGCTACTTCACTTGATAAAGCTTGGTAACCTAAAGCTACATTTCTTTCTCCAGTAGATAAAACATCACCTGCTAAACCTCCAATTAAAGTGTTATAAGCACCTGTTGAAATAAATTGTCCGGCTTCATAACCAATTGCTATATTATATGCATCAGCACCCGCGTTTAAAGACTGTAAAGCTTCATAACCAATAGCTACGTTTCTTCCATTGCCATCTTCATTACTTAAAGCTAAATAACCAATAGCTACGTTTCTACTGCCAGTTGTTAAATTATCACCCGCTAAACCCCCTATAAGAGTATTAAAATTTCCTGTTGTTATTTGATAACCAGCAAAAAAACCTACGCCTACATTATAAGCATCAATACCAGCGTTTTGATCTTCTAATGCCTTATACCCTATTGCTACGTTTCTTCCGTGTTCATCTTCGCTATTTAAAGCTAAATATCCTATAGCAATATTATATTGTCCTGTAGTAAGCGAATCACCGGCTGGGGCTCCTATAATTATATTTCGTATACCTGTTGTTATACTTGTGCCGGCATTATGACCTAATCCTACATTATGTGTTCCTGAAGTTAAAGCATCTAGTGCGCCTATACCTACACCAGTATTTGAAGTTGCGCTGCTTAATGTGCCGGTAGTTGAATGACCTATTAATAAACTATTACCAAAATTATCACCTTCTACTTTAAAAAAAGCGAAGTTATCATTACATATATCAAATGCAGCACGTAGGGTTGATCCAGTACCATCATTTGCATTAGTACCAATATTAATTACTTGTATAGCCATTTTTTATTTTTATGTTGTTGTTGAATCAGCTAAATATCTATCTGAATCTGCGGTAACTTCGTTGTAGTCTGCTGTTAATAAACCGGCTAATCCTACATCGGGAAATATTATTCTATTATTTACCGCTGTTAATTTTAATCTTGTTGTAATAATAGGCATTTTAGTACAATAGTATTATATCAGTTGTAGTTGTACCTAAAGAAAACACTCTGTCAACTTCTATAGGTAATAATGAACCTGCCGCTATATTTTGAAAAAGTATAGCTCTATAGATTTCGTAATTTTCATTACCGTCAGGAAAAGTATCTGAGTTGCTATTTGAAACATCAACTAAAGCTAATTGAGTTGCACTATCTACAGCACCTACAAAAGCAGCTGTACTATCTGTTAAGTTTACAGCAATATCTCTTTTTTGTACACCGCCTTTAATGCTTGTAAAATTTGCTCCAGAATCTATTAGTTTATTAGCAGTATTTCCATCTGCGGTGCCTGTAGCAATTGGTGCGTTTTGTCCTGATAATAAAACGCATAAGTCGCCCGCGCTACCTACATATATACCCGCTTTATTTCTAGCTTGTATTGCTGTTAATTTATCTAAATCTAGTGTATTGCTAGTAAAATCTATAGCAGCACTACCTTTTGTACTACCATCTTTTAATACAACAGCGCTGGTTATGGTCTCAACACCTGTTCTACTTCTTGTTACATAACCATTAACAAATTCATTTGTTATATCTCCATATGCCATTTTTATCTATTTTTATCTTTATTTATTAATTTTATTGCTTTGCTTAATACTTTATCTGTATAAGTATTACCAAGCATTATTTTGTTTCTTTGTGTGCTAGTAGGTAAATCTTCTTTACCTAATAAAATTCTATATATTCTACTTATAAGTTGTTTGCATTTAAAAGAAGTTTTATATATATTGTATTTTTGGTTAGTTCTATTTCTTTTTCGCCAAACAACTATCCAACCATTTCTTACTAATCTTTCCCATCTATGCTTATCCCAACTCATGGCATAAACTCCATTTATATAATCTTGTCTTGTAAATAAATTTATACAATCAAAATATATAAGTAGCTCTAAATCAGCATCTTTTAAATTATTTGTTTTACACGCCCAGCGTCTCACAACGCGATAATGTTTAAAAAGCCCTATGTCTCTTAAATCATTTGGCTCTAATCTTTTCACAATACGATTACTACGTCTTGTTGTTTTATAACTAAATAAATTTCTTTATCTAATTCTATATTAAAGCCAGCATGCTTATCATAAAATATACTATCACCTGCTTTTACACCTTTTACAAGTTCTCCAACAGATTTTATTATACCTTTTCTATACCTTATATCTTCTTTTAATTTGTCTGTAAGTAAAAGTCCGCCTTTAGTTTTTGTAGGTTTTTCTTTTATTTCTTTTATAACTAAATAAATACCTATAGCTTGCATAATTATTTTATATTATTAATTACACAATCTGTAGATAATATTGTAGTTGCAACAGATACTGCATTTTTTAACGCTGTTTTTGTTACAAGCACTGGGTCAACAATACCTTTTTTAAACATATTAACTGTTTTGCCAGTAGTAACATCAACGCCGTAACCTTTTTTATTATCATAAACAAAATCTATGTCAGAGTTTTGAAGTATCTTAAAATAAGGCTCGCTTATAGCTTTTTTAAATATGTTAGCGCCTTGCGTAACGCTATTTATATTTTTTGCAGCGTTAAGAAGAGCTACGCCGCCACCGGGTACAATACCTTCTTTAACAGCGGCTTTTGTAGCGTGTATCGCATCTTCAACGCGATCTTTCTTTTCTTTATGCTCAACATCTGAGTTTGCCCCTACAGTTATAACCGCTACGTTTCCGGAAAGTATACCTAATCTTTCTTGTAGCTTATCGGTTTTTAAACTTGGGGTGTTGCTATTTAAATGCTCTTCTATAATATTAATTCTTTCTTTAGAAGCTTCAGGTATGTCTTTTATTTTTAATACAGTTGATTTTGAATCAATAACAGCTTTTTCACAAGTACCTAACATATCTGGTTTTATAAGATCTATATCATCACCAAATTCTTCGTTAATATGCAAAGCTCCTGTAATTGAAGCAATATCATCTAAAAAATCTTTTTTCCAAAGGTTAAAGCCAGGCGGAGTTACCACACACGCTTTTATATTGCCTTTAAGTTTGTTCATTATTACAGCAGCCATAGGTTGTTTTTCTAATTCAGCTATAATAAGTATTGAACGATTATTTTCAACAGCATATTCTAAAATAAACTGTATTTTTCTAATCGTAGTAATAGGAGAGCTCACGAGTAGTACTAATGGATTGTTAAGTGTGCATGTTTGTTTTGCTACGTTGGTCACAAAATTAGGGTGCGCGTATCCTTGATTTATTTGTGAGCCTTTTACTACATCAACACTTGTAATCTCTGACTTAGTATCGGGGTCCATAAGAACTACCCCATTTTTACCTACTTTATTAAACGCTTCGCCAATAACACCGCCTAATTCAATATCATTGTTTGATGATATAGAGGCAACTTGATTAAGCATGCTTCCTTTTATTGGCACAGCTATTTTATCTAGGTATTTAACAACAGACCCGTAAGCCTTAATTATTTCATTTTTTATATCTCTTATAGAGCCTTTATCCTGTTGTTGTTTTGCATATTTTAATATCGCATGCGCAAGAACTGTTGCGGTTGTTGTACCGTCGCCTGCTTCACTAACTGTTTTTCTTGCAGCTTCTTTAATTAATGTAGCCCCAATATTTTCTACTGGGTCTTGCAGATTTATAGCGTTTGCTACTGTAACACCATCTTTTGTTATTGTTGGTCTGCCTATTACATCTTCTAATATAACACACTTGCCGCTGGCTCCTAATGTAGAGCCAACAGCTTTTGTGAGTTTGTCAATTCCATTAAATATCTTATCTTGAGCATTACTGCCAAAGTTAAGATCTTTAATTTGATCTTGTGGATTTTGCATTTAATTTAATTTAATTTAATTTAACTTTATTTAAAAGTTTTAACGACTTTAGGGCCTTTTAAAAACTCTAGCTTTTTTCCGTAGTGCGCAACTGAACTATCAATTGCTTGCTCTGCGCCTTCTAAAGTTTCACGCCTTGTAACGTCGTGCCAAGTATCTTCTTTATTAGGTTCTTGGTATTCAGTTTGATAAAACCCGTTTGGTAATTGTACTATACGCCAGTTTGATTTATCTGAAACGTGTTTCCAAAGGTTAATGGTTTTTTCTGAAATTTGTGGTTGACTACTCCACGATTGAGTCTGGTAATAAAACGTCATAGTTTTAAGGTTTAATTGTTATTAATGGTTTATGCCCTACACCGGGCCGGTTTTATTTTAATGCTAATATACTATTTTTTATGCAATTTTTGTATTGCAAAATTATATGTTAAGCTTGCTCCTTTATGTTTAACAAACTTACCACTATGTTTCATAAGCTTTGGTGCTTTGCCAGGTGTTTTCATCCAGTGAAACCCTTTTGGTGCTTTTACTTTCATTATTCAGTTGGTTTTGGCGGAAATTTTTGGTCTTTGTTTTTTCTTTTCTTTTTTATTTTTGTTAATATTTTGCTCATTGCAATAGGAGGCTCGAATGAAACTTCTTTTTTATTTGCTACTAATTTTTGCGCACCTAATTCTTGCTTACCTAATCTTTCTATTGGTTTAACAGTTTTGGTCATTTTCTTTTTTAAACCAAAAGGAAACACATAATCTTTTGGATGCATATCTTTAGAGTGCATGTCTTTCGCGTGCATGTCTTTTAAACCTTCATGTCCTATGTACTTTAGCCCTTTATTTTTATCCGCTAAAGTTTCAAGCCCTTTTTCATGGTCCATTACTTTTTCAAACATCTCTTTTGGCTTGCTTAAATTAAAATCCATAGCTTTTGCATTTTCAATATCTAATTGTTTAAAAGGCATATCGTTATTTTGTGTACCTCTATTACCCATAACTCTAAGTATTTTACCTTGCACTTTCA